AATTTCATTTCTTAATTGTTCATTTGTCATAATGTTCTCCTATGTTGGTTATTTTAAATATAAAGGTCCTGTCCATTGTATTGGATAGTTACCTGTTAATACATTTCCTCTTGGTGAGTTTAAAGCAGGTGCATTGTATCCAGCAGCTTTCAATATATCACCTTTTTTAAAATGTTTAAAATCTTCTTTTGCAATAAAACAAAAGACACCAGTATCTTGTACAACTTTAATGTACTTTTTACCTTGTGTAACTTTTGTTTTCATATCCCAATTGTCAACTTGTTCTTTACTCCAACCAGTTAGTTCTTTGCCACCCATTGTTGACATTCTTACATAGTCTTGTTTAGCACCAGCCATTAAGTTTTTAATTCCTTCGTCTAGTGTCTTTGCTGTTTTTTCTACTTTTATCATATTAGTTAGTCTCCTTGTTCATAGTTAATATAGTTAATATAACAGAAATTATCCCGATTGTCAAGCAAATAAAAAATGCAGTCCAATTTTCTTGTCCGATACAAGCACCACTACAATCCTCTATAGCGCCAGCGGCAAATATTAATGATAATATTCCTGTAATTGCGAAAATGTTAGTCATATATTCTCCTTATTTAATTTTATATACACCAGTTTGTTGATATACTTTGTAATCGTGTATAATTTTATTAATAGCATTTTTCATATTAATATCAATTATATCTAAAAGTTCATTATCAACTTCAATAATTTCTTTTATTTTTTTGTTTATTTTGTTTATTTGAGAATATGCAACGTTTCTAACAATTGCCATATTCATATTTGTGTTTTTGTTTTTCATATACGTCCATATTATAGGAAAAATACCCAAATGTCAACTAAATAATCCCGAAAATGACAAAAAAAACCATTATTTTTTTACTATGTTCTTGTTTTGTTCTTATTTCTTGCTCAAAAAACGTGCAAAATTGCAAATTTTTGCCAAAAGTTGAGTTGGGAAGTGCAGAATCAAGCGAATCAGACAAAAAATCGGGTGATTCGAAAAAAAAATTGAAAAATATGGTTGATAATAGAACGACTCACGCTCAAGTAAGTTGCAATTTTTGAGATAAATAGACATATGAACAAAAAAACTGTTTATTGTGATAATTGTGGACACGTTTGCCATTGTGGAAACAAATGTGAGCAAGAAATCATCAATGAATTTAATGAAAAATATAGAATCGAGTGTTGTGGACATTGCAGACACGAAAAAAAGGCGGATTTTGATCCTGATGAAGTGAAATATGACACAATGGACTATGATTCGTTTAATGGGGCATAAAAATGGGAAAAAATAGAGAATTTTACTTTTGGAATGAAAGTGGACAAGAAGAAAAAACTGAACAAATGAGTTTAACAAAGGCAGTTAAGTCAATTCAATCAAAATTTAAAGATAGAATTATAGGTGTTGAATATATTAGTAAAAAAGGCAAACAAATCAGCGAAGCAATTGAGTTACCTTGGGGTAGATCAAAGAAATTAAGTAGATAATGCCTGCTGTTTGTAGAGTTGGAGATAGTTTAAGTACAGGACACGCTTGTACAGGTACAACAACGATTGCTTCATCAAATACAGACGGCACAGTTAAGGTAAATGGCATAAATGTTATAGTTATAGGCGCACCTACTGTATCTCACCCAGCACCACCAATACCACCTTGTCCACCACACGTTAGATTTTTGAACGTTGGATCATCAACTGTAAGAGTAAATAGTATTGCTGTAGGCAGAATTGGTGATAGTGCAGACGCAGGTGCAATGACTTCAGGTTCTTCAAATGTTTTTGTTGGTTAACGTATAAATATTACTGTTATGCCAAACTATGATGCTAGTAGCACAAATAACTCAAAACGAGCAACAAGAATCTATAAAGATTTAGATTTAAATTTTGGTCGTAATACTGTTACAAATGATGTTAATAAATTAACAGACGTAGAGGCAGTTAAAAGAAGTGTTAGAAATTTAATTAACACTAATCATTATGAGAGACCTTTTCATCCAGAAATAGGAAGTGATGTAAGAGCAATGTTGTTTGAACCAATGACACCGTTAACTGCTCTTAACTTACAAAGAAAAGTTGCTGAAGTTTTAAATAATTTTGAGCCAAGAGTAAATTTAGTTCAAGTTTTAGCAAATCCTGATTTGGATAGAAACAGTTATCATTTAAGAATTATGTTTTATGTTGTTGGTGTACCAGAACCAGTTACAGTAGAAACATTTTTAGAAAGATTAAGATAAAATGGCAAGTAATAAATTCGTAGTTTCAGATTTAGATTTTGACGCAATAAAATCCAATTTAAGAGCTTTCTTACAAGATCAAACTCAATTTTCAGATTATAATTTTGAAGGTTCAGGTTTTGCTGTTTTATTAGATACACTTGCCTACAATACTCATTACCTAGGTTTCAATGCCAATATGTTGGCAAACGAATTATATTTGGATAGTGCAGACATAAGAAAAAATATTGTTTCATTAGCAAAGATGTTAGGATATACTCCGTCATCTCCAAAGGCGCCAGTTGCTGGCGTTGATATAATTTTAAATAATGCTACAGGTGCTTCTGTAACAATGAATAAAGGAACGGCATTTACTTCTACAGTTGATGGCACTTCTTATCAGTTTGTTACAAATCAGGATGTTACAATTTCACCTGCTGATGGTGTTTACAGATTTTCAAACGTTAACATTTACGAAGGTACTTTAGTAACTTATCGTTATACAGTTGATAGTACAGACGTTGATCAAAAATTTATTATACCAAGTGCAAACGCAGATACATCAACTTTAAAAGTTACAGTTCAAAATTCTGCCGCTGATACATCTACAACAACTTATTCACTTGCAAGTGGATTAAAAAGTTTAACAAGTACATCAAAGGCATATTTTTTACAAGAAACAGATACAGGCAAATTTGAAGTTTACTTTGGTGATGGTGTATTAGGACAAAATTTATCAGATGGTAATATTGTAATTTTAGAATACATTGTTACAAATAAAGAAGAGGCAAACGGTGCCTCTACTTTTGCTTTATCAGGTTCAATAGGCGGATTTACAAATGTTTCAGTTTCAACAAATTCAAGTGCTCAAGGTGGTGCAGAAGCAGAAACAAAAGAATCAATTAGATACAATGCACCGTTACAGTACACAGCACAAGATCGTGCCGTAACAACAACTGATTATGAAACGTTAGTTAAGTCAATTTATCCTAATGCGTTATCAGTAAGTGCTTGGGGTGGTGAAGATGATGAAACACCAGTTTATGGTGTTGTAAAAATTGCTATTAAAGCGGCGTCTGGTTCAACTTTAACAAACACAACAAAACAAAATATTATTACATCTTTACAACCATACAACGTGGCGTCTGTAAGACCAGAAATTATTGATCCAGAAACTACATCAATATTATTAACTGTAAATGCAAAATTTGATAAAAGAGCAACAACAAAAACTGCTGATACTTTAAAGTCAGAAATCATAAGTGCAATTACAAATTATAATACAAACACATTACAAAAATTTGATGGTGTGTTTAGATATTCAAAAGTAACAGGTTTAATTGATGATGTTGATACATCTATACTTTCAAATATTACAACTGTTAATATGAGAAAGTCATTTACACCTACATTAAATTCATCAACAAGATATGATGTTTATTTTAGAAATGCAATTTACAATCCTCACACAGGACACGAACCAATTGTATCATCAACTGGTTTCTTTGTTCCAGGTAATTCAAACGAAATGTTTTTAGATGATGACGGTCAAGGTAACATAAGAAGATATTATCTTGTAAGCGGTATTAGAACATACGCTAACAATACACAAGGTACAATAGATTATTCAAACGGACAAATAACAATTAATTCTTTAAACGTTTCATCTATTTCAAATATTAGAGGTGCTTCATCATCTGTAATTGAATTAACAGTTACACCGAGTTCTAATGATGTTGTTCCTGTACGAAATCAAATTGTAGAAATAGATATTGCAAATTCAAATATCACAGTTGCTGAAGATACTTTTGTAGGTGGATCATCTGAGGCAGGTGTTGGATATACAACGACAACAAGTTACTAATGATCAATGGCAAAGTTTAATGACAAAATCTCAACACTCATTAATAGTCAATTACCAGATTTTGTAGTTGACGATCACCCACAGTTTGCCCAATTTCTAAAAACTTATTTTACATTTATGGAATCTGCCGAGTTGCAGGTTACCAGTATTGAATCTACAGACGGTATTACTTTAGAAAACGAAACAGGTCGTACAGATAATTTATTATTAGACGGAAGTAAAATTAGTTCAGAAAGAACACAATTAGATTCAGGTGATAAATTAATTTTAGAAGATTCATCTTTTGGTAAATTTACAGTAGGTGAAACTATAACAGGTGCAACATCAAACGCAACTGCTACTGTTGTTGCTGAAGATTTAGCAAACAATAGAATTTTTATATCAGCACAAGATAAGTTTGCTAGAGATGAAATCGTAACAGGTAATTCATCTGGTGCTCAGGCAGTTATTAATGGTTACAAACCTAATCCTGTACAAAACATTCAACAATTAACTAACTTTAGAGATCCAGATAAAGTTATTTCTAATTTCTTAACAAAATTTAGAGATGAGTTTTTAAAAACAATACCTGAAGAATTAGCAATTGGTTTAGATAAAAGAAATTTAATTAAAAATATTAAATCAATGTACCGACTAAAAGGTACACAAAAAGGACACGAGTTATTTTTTAGAATTTTATTTAATGAAGTATCAGAAACATTTTATCCTAGAACACAAATGTTACGTGTATCAGACGGACAATGGGATACACAAAAAGTTTTAAGAGCAATTGCAACAGTAGGTAATACAACTAATCTTGTTGGTCGTACAATAACAGGTGCTACTTCAAGTGCAACTGCTGTAGTTGAATCAGTTAAAAAGTTTATTTTAGGTTCAAAAGAAATTTCTGAATTTGTTGTTAATAATGATACCTTAACAGGTGCATTTATTATTGGTGAACAAATTACAGGAACAGAAACAGACGCAGACGATTATTTTATTAAGGCAAATATTACAGGTATACCTGGAACTAAAACTGTAACCAATGACGGTAACTTATATACAACAAGTGATTTGTTAACAGTTAGTGGAGGTGGTGTTGGTGCAAGTATAACAATTGATGATTTAGGTTCAGGTGGTATTTCAGAAATTATAATTGATAACGGTGGATCAGGTTATGTTGTTGGTGATGTTTTAAATTTTACTAACACAGGAACACAAGGTATTAACGCTGCTGGTTTTGTTTCTGTTGTTAACGG